CTGTGCATCTTCCGCACCTCCGAAGCGCCGGACATTCTCAAGCCCATGTACATGTACGGGGGAATTCCGGTTCCGCAAAAAATGATGGAGCGGGTTTATGCCGCCGAGCGCGTGGCCAATGAGGGTCCACTGCTGGCCATGTCGAAGCGCACCACTGTGTGGATGACGGACATGGAGGCTTTCATCGCTTCTGGTGGCGCAGCTGGTCAGGCCTTTCTGGACTGGATTGCTTATCGCGACAACTACGGCGTCAAAATCGGTGACAAAGAAGCCGACGAGATGCAGCAGTTCGAGACCTCGCTGGCCGATCTCGACAACATCATCATGAACAACTTTCAGTTGGCTGCCGCAATCGCCAATGTCCCGGCCACCAAACTGCTGGGCACTTCCCCGAAGGGATTCAATGCTACCGGGGAATACGAGGAAGCCAACTACCACGAAGAGCTGGAGAGCATCCAGGAGCACGACCTGACGCCATTGCTTGAGCGTCACCACCTGCTGGTCATGCGCAGCTTTTGTGATTCTGCAGTGGAAACCACGGTCAACTGGATGCCGCTGGACGCCCCGACCGCGAAGGAAAAAGCGGAAGAGAATCTGGCCAAGGCTCAGACCGGGGCAACCCTGATTGGTGCAGGCGCCATCTCTGCAGAGGAAGAGCGTCAGCGCGTAGCCACTGATCCGGAGTCCGGTTACTACCAGCTTGGGTCCGCAGATGAAGATGACGATGAAGTCCTGAATGATCTGGGGCTGACGCCTGAGGCCATGTCCGCACTGAAGGAATTGGACCTTGGCGAAGAGTAAGGGCCTGACTGGCGGACCGCTGATTCCCAGTGCCGCAATCGCCACTGACTTCGAGCGCACCATCCTGACGCTGATTCGCAAGATGTGCCAGGAAACAAAGCGCGACCTCAAGGTTATGTTTGACGATCCGGCCTATGCGATGGACGACTCTGTGGGCGACGGAAACCCTGCATCCCGGGCCCGCATTATTCTCAGCGGCCTGATGGACAAATACGACCCATTGTTTCGCAAGTGGGCCAAGAAGGCGGCCAAGCGGATGGTGGAACGCAATCTGAAGCATTCCAGCCGCCAGATCAACAAAAGCCTTCGAGAGATCAGCAAAGATTTTGTAGTGCAGCCGGATTTCATGAGCGACCGGCTGCGGGAAATCACCACGGCTTCGATCAATGAAGCGGTCGGGCTCATCAAGCTGATTCCGCAGAAGTATCTGACCGAAGTGTCGGGTGCCGTCATGCGGTCCATTCAGCCGGGCGGCGAGGGCATGAAAAGCCTGATTCCGTTTCTCAATGACAAGTACGACCAGAACATCCGGCATGCGCGCCTGGTGGCACACGACCAAACCCGAAAGACCTTCACCAATATCAGTACTTCTCGACTCACCGCTGCTGGCGTCAAGGAATTTGAATGGCGCCACTCTCATGGCGGGAAGCATCCGCGCAAGTTGCACGAAGAGCTTAACGGAAAAGTTTTCCGATACGACGATCCACCCTATATCGGCGATATGTACGGACAGCCGGTTTATGGCCTGCCTGCCCAATTGCCGAATTGTTTTCCAGGATCAACAAAGCTTTCGCTTGCTAATGGATGTCGTTACTTGTGGCGCACCCTCTACGAGGGACCGATGATTGATTTGATCGTAGGCGGACATGTCGTCCAGGCAACACCGAATCATCCAATACTCACCATGAGAGGGTGGGTTCCTGCTGGTGAAATCCAAAAGGGCGACTACCTCATCAGCAGCGGTAGAAATGGCGAGTGGGGAATTGATGACAAAATAGACGAGAATGTAGCCACTTTCGATGATCTTTTTGTCTCCTCCATTGCCGCGCGTACTGGAAAATCCGATGGATTTGAATTTGACTTCCACGGCCACATTCCTGAACACAATGTCGATTGGGTATCGTTCGACAATAACTTGACGAGTCGGATTGAATCCCCTTGCGTTGAGAAGTTGGAAGATCTCGTTTTCTCCCAAGCCTATGGCCGCCGATTTGATCTCGTTCCTAGCGTTAATCCCAAGGTTAGCCAACCGAGTGGATCTGGCAGCAGCAGACAGAGCAATCCTTTCATCTCGCGTCATGCTGGACATGCGAACACGCATCGCCTTGGAGCCATCTCGCAAAACAACGCCATGATCCTTAAGGATTTTAGAGATGAAAGTTCGAGAGCAGTCATATCGCTGGGAAATGGCGAGAACACTTTCTCCTCTGTTGTAGGCGGAGATTATTTCGGAGCTACTGCTCCGGATGAAGGAAAGCTTATCCATGGCGGGAATAGTGAATCCGAATCTGTCCTTAAGCTCTTTGGATACTCTGGAGGGCGAGAACCCGTGCTTTCTGGCGAGTTCAGCCAAGGTAGATCCCCCTTCAATTGCGCACTTCATGTCGATGAGAAAATTGTCCGCGTATTTTCTGGGCATGTTTACACCTTAGAGTCATATAGTGGTTGGTTTAGCGTAACACCGGCACATGCAATAGTAAAGAATTGCAGGTGTTTTGCTCGTCCAATTTTAAACTTTGGAGAATCCGATGAACGATCCGAAAAAGCCGGCTGATGCCAAAATCGAAAAGACAATCGGCACTGCGTCCGAATCTCAGGACATTGAATCCCCCAAAGAGCCTGCTGCTGATCCTGTTGTTGAGGATTCCGCTCAGAAAGAGCCTGAGCATGACGAAGTTGTTGCCGCTGCAGCACAAGCCAGCGAAGCCGCTCCTGAAAAGCCGAAGACTCACACCCTACTCGACGAAATCCACGACCTGACGCACCGCATGCAGTACTGGATTGACCACGAGCGCCAGCACTGGGCCGTCAAGGAAATCAAAGCCCGCATCGAGAAACTGCGCGAGCTGCTGTAATGAACCGCACCGCATCGAAGCGTCGGGCTCGTCGCAAGCAGCGCAAGGCCATGACCCAAGACCATTTGGTTAAGGGCGGTTCCCGGGCCGATATCTCGAAGAATATTGCGACCGAGATCAAGGCCGGCAAAGACCCGAAGCAAGCGGCCGCCATCGCCTACTCAGTTGCCGGGAAGGATTCGTGCGCGACGTTGAAGTCGATCACCGAACGCTATGCGGCATTGCGGGGCACGATGGACGAATCCAAGCCCACCAAAGAGCACGACGAGGGCAAGCTTTCCGAGAAGGAACAGGCGACTGCCAGCCAACACGTCGAGCACCGCGAGAACATGCCGGAAAGCGCATTCCTGGAGCCGGGCGAACGCAAGTACCCAGTGAAGGAAAAGCAGGACGGCGAATGGAAGTATGACCGCAATCTGCTGCTTGCCGCTGCCCGTGAGGCGCGGATGCATGGCCACGAGGAACTGGCGGCGCATGCTGACAAGATCCGGGAGCGTGAATTTGGGTCTGCGGCGAAGGACGACATTGAAGTCGTGGTCAACACTCAGCCCAAAGCTGCCGGCATCCTCTACGTCCGAGGCAACAAAGTCCTGCTGCTGAAGCGCGGCGATGACCAGGCCGATTATCCCGGCTACTGGGGATTTCCTGCTGGTCACATCGAAGAAGGCGAGAGCCCGGAACAGGCCGCACTACGTGAATCGTTCGAGGAAGTCGGCTACGCGCCTGATTCTGTTGAGCTGCTGAGCGAAGGTGAATTCGTTCTCTTCCTGTCCCATGGCTCACTTTTCACGCCAGTCCTGAGCGATGAGAGCCAGGGTTATGCCTGGTGCAGCCCGGATCAATTGCCGGAGCCCTTGCATCCTGGTGTGCGCGAAGTAATCGAGAACGCTGATTTGATTGGGGCGGCAATGGACGAAGCCTCCAAGCTCTCCGCTGCCATGGACAAGCGCGACTACGACATCAACGGCTGGTTTGAGGTGCAAGACAACCCAGTCAGCAAAGTCGGCGTGTTTCCGTACCGCGGCGCCCAGCTCAAAGGCGCGCCGGATCCCGACAAAACCTACAACGTGCTGCGCCCCGCCGAAGAGCTCGGCTCTGACGAAACCATCGACAGTTTCAAGCTGAATCCCTGGATCAATGACCACCTGATGCTCGGTGCCGAAGAGGAAGGCCTGACCCCGGCAGAGCAAAAGGGCGTCGGCGGCGTCACCGGGGAAAAGGTGTACTTCAAGGACGGCACGCTCTACGCAAACCTGAAACTTTTCTCGCAGTCAATGGCGGATTCAATCAAGCACGGTAAGCGCGAGCTTTCGCTTGGCTACCGATGTGACTACGACTGGACCCCTGGCGTATTTGAAGGCCAGCACTACGACTGCATTCAACGACAAATTCGCGGCAATCATCTCGCCCTCGTAAAAGAGGGACGAATGGGCCCGGAAGTGGCTGTACTCGATCACAACGACATCAGCCGTTTCGTTTTTACCTGTGACTCAATGGAGATTACCCCCATGGCTGAAACCAGCACTAGCCCGGAAGCGGGCAATAAAGAGTCTTCCGGCATGACGCTGGAAGAAGCACG